CTTGTGAATTATTACCTTGTTCTACAACTGCAGTGCCTTCAGACACAAACCAAAATTCGCTTCTATGTTGATGCTGTTGTAAACTTAAACTCTTACCAGGGTCAACTGTAAGTTCTTTAACTTTGTGTGTGGGGGTTTCATGAATAACACGATAATATCCCCAAACACGTTCTGTTTTTGGCGCAGACCATTCCTTTAGTATCCAAGACGACGAATTCTTTTTATCATTACCGCCTACGCCAAAATGATATTTAACAGTTTGCCATTTTTGGATATCTTTACATTCCATCTCTGGAATATTTTCTTCTGTTCTATCACCACCGTTAATAAAATGCAATGTTGCCCCATGATACATACGCAATGTCATATAAATAGCATCGCATGCGGTATCATCACTGTCATCAAATACTATTACATCACTAACACCTTTAATATTACGAATGATTTCAACACGCTCTGATAACGGCATAAACGCACGTCCTTTTTTGCGTGCTAGCCATTCATCGCTATTAACAGCAACTACTAGTCTGCCGATTTTTTGTGCTTCTTTAAAGTATGCAAGGTGACCACTGTGCAAGGGATCAAATCCGCCGGTTACTAGTGCTACATCCATACTACCTCCCGTACCAAATATTCGCGTAATTTAACCACGGAAGAACTAAATCATCACGTTTCATATAACCGTACTTATTGACACTTTCAGCACCTGTTTTTGGTAGTAAGTTTTTATCTGCTAAATCATACCACGTCGTAGTTCTAGGGTCTAATGGTTCAATGTCACTTTTATAAACAATTGCCTTAATCCATTTATCATTTACTTGTTGTTGAAACAACCCCGATTCACAATCAAAACCGTTTACTGCTAACATATGTATTAAACTATCTAATGTGTAGTTATAATAATGAAAATTAGGCTGATGCACTGATAAACGGTTATATTCAACATTGGTTGTGCTAGGCAATATTAATATCAACATACCGTTTTCAGTTAACATATTGTGCCAATTTTTCAATGTTTCCATTGGGCTTAATACATATTGAAAACTATCATGACACCATATAACGTCAAACTTATCATCCAGTGGTTTTTCAAAGTCATGTTTTATATATGTAAAATTGTCGTGCTTTAGCAAAACATTGTCGTATAAATCAACACCTGTACATTTGATATTTAACGGAATTATGGCATCGTCGGTATCTACATTTTGAATAGACCACCATTCCATATCAAATGCTTCCTTGCCACACCCCATGTCACATACACTATCAATACTTTCCATGAACTCAGCATGTTCGTATAACTGTGCTAATGTTTCAAAACTATGTTCATGACTTTCTTGTGCTGAACTAAAACTCATTTAGATAATTCCAACATATACTGGTGTTTTTTGTACGGATGTTCTGCATTTAATTTAAACAATAATTTAGTATTGTTATTCAACCTCTTCCACATTTTTCTTCTTAATGTATTAATATCATCCAATGTATTATTACTTATAAACGTTTGTAATACATTTATCATTTTTTTCATCCTTGTATTAGGATCATTAATTTCATCATAACTATGATCTATAATATCATCAAAAACATCAAAACCTAAATTTCTAACTTCCTGTACTGTTCCTGGTACTGCAAACCATACAGGAAACTGTCTATATGCAAATGGTTTTAAAGACTTTTCGGTTATGAAAACCTCTCTCCATGAATCATCATCGGTTTGTGAACTTGTTTCGACTACCACATTAAACAAACATGCAAAAAAATTACTATCAGTATGATGATGTTGTTTTTTGTAATTATCTATCATTCCGTCTAGAAGAATTGGCAACTTGTACGGATGAATTGCTTTTTTTAGATTAGGTAATTCACGTACCCACTTATTCGGCTGTGATCCGCAACTTAGTAAAAAATCTTCAGAATCAAAATTATCCAAAATATTCTTTGCCAATGATGCTCTACTTACTGAAGCTCTGCGCATTAATGAAATAAAATACTTAGACATATAAAGGTCTTTCCAGTTAATATCTAACATTTTTACATGCGATACAAACCCGCAATGTGCTACAAAATGTCCAGGAAAACAGTTGTACTTATATGGCAAATCCTCCATAACATTAACATTAAACATTACACGTAAATCAAATACGTATCCCTTCTCTTTTAAACTAGTTGTTGCCAATAAAATGTCATTAGGTGATATACCCTCGTTACAACAATCAAAAATTATTTTCTGTTTGTTTTTAATTTGTACGTTTTCATTTTTTGACTGTTTTAAAAACTCATCAGCAAACTTACCTTTACGTATTAAATCAAAATCATTATTCCAATAGTTATATACAGTGATGTTATTAAGTATGTAAAAATTCGACAGGTTAATCATACAACAACATCCTCCATTCCTGCAGTACGCAGTTTAACAATGTGCCCTAATTGCCATTGTTTACTGTCTAATCCTTTCATAATGCCTAACCAGCGATTTCTTAACAACGCAACTTCATTAATTAATAACTCAAAATCAATGACTTCATCTTCTCCATCCACGTATTTTTCAGCATCACGACTACTCAGGGAACGCTGGTATGCTTCTAAGTATTTCTTAAAATATTTACGTCTTATTCTTCTTAATTCAATATTAAGGAATTCAAGTACTGCTTCTATTTCTTGAAGTTGATAAAAACGCTGTTCTGTTACTCCAGGTAACTCCTTAATATTAGTCTCCACATGACCATGAACAAAAACTTCTTTTTTTGCATTTGACAGTTCGTCTGAATAGTATTCAATAAAAGCAGGAATGTTGCTTAGGTTACTTGTAACTTTATTATACCACATACTAAAATTCAATCCATTTTAAAAAACTTTTAGGAAAAATATCAATAGATATATTAGTTCTTCTTTCTATAAACTGTGTTATGAATTCACGAACGTTTATACGTTGGATATTTGACGGAGTGGGGGTTATTGATTTTACAACATTACTATAAGTATCAACAGGTAACACATCTTTGAGCTTTGTTAAAATGTCAGTCTTACTACAATCATCCATAACATAAATTGGAAACATTCGTGGGGTGTAAACAAATGTGGTTGTAATTTGTTGATCTAAAAACTTCTTGTAAAAATCATAAAATCCAAATATAGACAAATTAGATAAAGAAGAGTGAAATGAAAAACTAATATTATGTTGTTTTAAGTAATTGATTTTTGTATTAAACTCGGGCCATTTTATTCCATATCTATTAAATTCCAAATGCTTGTTAATTCCTTCCCCACTTATCCTCAAATGAACATCAAAGCATTTATTGTTTAATAACTTATTAAGATAATCTCTAAATCGTGAAAATGAAACTCCCAACCCTGTATATATTATAAGTTTTATTTTATGTTTAGGTTTTATTATATCCAACACATCAAACAGATCATTATCAACAAATGGATCACCTCCAGTTATGATTAATTCTCGTAAGTTATTTGACATTAACTTAATTTGTGTAAGTAAAGCGTTGTACTTATAACTTTCTTTAAACTTATGTTGTTTGATTTTTAATGTAATATTATCACGTAATGTTACATTATTTCGATTGTTTAAATCATTTGTTGGGTTAGTGTACGTGTACTTACCGTTTTTAACGATATCACGAAGCCATGTCTTGCTAAACTCTTTACAGCAATAACTACAAGTTAAATTACAATCATTACTAATTGTTAAATCGATTATTTCAGGCTCAGTGAGTACATTTGTATGTGATTTTATATTTCCTTTTTGCCATAACCTAGGACTTATTCCACCTTTATCTTCTATATGCCAGCAGTTCTGTTCGCAACTCACACAACGCTCATTGTTTAGCATTAAGTTTCTATCATTAATACTAGAAATATTATTAAACAAATGAACTTGCTCGGACAAAGATTCGTAATCTATAGGTTGCGGGGTTGCGGCATGACAGTTATAAATTGTATCTTGACTTAAATCAATTTTCAAGAATTTGAATTTATAGTTACAATAGTAATCTCTGGACATTATTTCTTAATAATCGTCATCCTCAACAAAAAAACGATCCATATCATCATCTTCGTCAACCTCAATTTCTTCACTGTAATCAAGTAGTGCTCTTTTAATATCTTCATTAGTGGTTGCTTCTGCGATTTCTTCTGCATCAAACGCATTTTCGATTAAAACTGCAACAAAATCGTCAGCCGCAGTTTTAACATCAACAATGTGATCTTGCAATGATTCCCACAATTCCAAATGTAAATCAAGACTCACTCTCTACTTCCTCCATTAAATCGTTTTCAATTTCCATTGTTTCAACGTTTTCAATTACTTCATCTTCGGTAATTTCATCTAGCAACGGTTCTTCTGTACTTATGTCTTTCATTAAAGTATCGAGGGCGCCATCTGTATTCTTTTCCCATGCTTTACGAAACATTAATAATTCTTCGCCTGTTTCTTTAACAACGTACTTTAAACGATTGCCTTGTTTAGTAAGTAAACCTTTCTTTTCTGCTAAGTCAACTAAACCACTGTATGGGTTCATGCCAGATTCGTACGGAATTTTAACTTGTACTGCTTCGAATGGCTTAGCATAACGTGTTTTCATTACTTTGCACGCGGCTCTAATACCTTTAACATCGGAAATCTTATTACCATCTTCATCTTCTTTTAGTTTAAGTTTGCGCATAGCAACAACAATAGACGATGCATAAATGAAACCTTGTCCACCACTAATCTTGTCGTCTGGGTCAAACATATCTTGTGATGCGTATGTGTGATTGGTAGCAATAATACCAACATTATATGCACCAATCATATTAACTGTATTACGTACTAGTGCTGTTAATGCTTTTGGCTTACGTCCTAAGTCACCTTTCATATCACCTTTCTCAAATTGTGTTACATCAGTTGGAGTTAATAACATACCAAGCGAATCAATAACAAAAAGAACCTTCGGTCTTTCTTCTTCATTCATTGCTTTGTAATCTGTCATAAACGAACTAATTGTTTTAGCAACATCGTCAATCATACACATACTAAGTTTTAACAACTTACTAGGGTCTGTATCTACGTCAAGTGCCTGTAACCACGCTTCGTCAAGTGCATTTTCCGAATCAATTAATACAACAAAAATACCTTGCTCTTGAGCATTTTTTACGATATTACCAGATGCAAAATATGACTTACCTGCACCCGATTCACCAGCAAATACAGTTACTTTGCCTAATGGAATTCCTTTATGAAAATCTCCAGATACAAGATAATTCAATGCATAATTACCTGTTGAAATCCAATCTGTTGGATCATTAAACCCAATCGATAACCCATCAATTGATTTCGTTATACTCTTTCTAAATTTACTTATGTCAAATGGCTTTCCCATTTTTTACTCCTATTAATTAAACATGTAATGCTATATATCTATCCCAATAACTCGTAATTAATTTTTTATTAAAATCATCAAATCCTAAGTCTTTATACAATTGTTTCATAGATTTCACAAACCTATTTTTATCAAATATACAAGAATCCATATCAAAAACTGTATCAGAAACACTAGGATAATATTCTTCTATTTCGTTTAATATATGTATTGGATAAGACCCAGTTAATTTCTTAACATTATATCCAACTTGTTGAAATTCTTTCCACACAGGCCAACTATTACCTTTAAGCATACTATATTTTTCTATGCATTCGTTTGCATTTTCAATTCCTCGAGTACCTTTTTTTTCATATGATACATGTTGGAACTTTCTATAATTAACCAAAGATATAACTGTTGCATCGTTCCAAACCTTTAATAAGTTAACAACAGTAGATAAAGAATGTGCTGTTATAAAAAACATAGAATCGCTTTCGGTTAAGTTTAATATTTCTTTATCTATTTGACCTTTTCTACCATCTTGCCATTCGCTAAACACTCGTCCATACATAATTATTTCATCAAATTCAAAGTCAGACACCCAATCTTTCATATTTTGAGTATGATCTGGTAATATATTCAATACTTGTTGTAAACGATAATCATAATCATCTGGTATTTCTAATAAATGATCAATTGAATCTCTATTTGGTATCATACAATATTTGCTCAATGACAAGCAATTACCTATAAATTTACCACCAGCATACGCGGGAAAGTGAATGATAATGCAATTCTTAGTCTTCATATTTTCTTAATTCACTTATATACCGTTTACTAAAATAATGATCGTAGTTATACTCTATTGTATCTTGTTCCATTAGATATAAATCATTCCAGTCATCAACAGATAATGCTGAAAATTTAGATATCATAGATACCAAAGAAATAACTCTCTCTAATGGATTCTTAATTGAATCAAAAGAATAATCAAATATCTTGTCATATTTCTTAAACCCATAATATTTTTCAACATGCGAATGCCAACCATACGATGCATACGATATGTACAAACTAC